ATCTTCTACAAGCACTTTCTTGTCTGCCACTGACTTCAACAACCCATCAACATCTTTCTCAAAGAATATTATTTCCTGACATTCATTTATATTGTATTCTGCCGTTTCAAGTTTGCCTATGGCATTATTAAGTTCTTCAATTTTATCTTCCTTTGCATCCCTTTCATCTATCTGAGCAAGCAAATCCAATACAGGCTTTTCCATAGTCAAAGTATCCTGCATATTTCCTATGTCAATCAAGATACTTTCAAGTGAATTTATCTTTGCCGTCAGATCAGTTATAGCATTTCGTTTTTGCTTAGTCCTGTTTTCCAAATCTTCCAAGACTTCAATCTCAGCTTCAAACCTTTCCAAGTGCCCAAATTGCAGGACTTGCTTTTCCTTTTCCTCTATATCACTTTGCTTGTATTTCCTGTCTGCTTCAAGTTCCCTGATAGTTTTGTTTATGTTTGAAAGTCCCCGATCAATCTGATCAAGTTTAGCAATATGATTAAAATGTTCAGCTACTTGTCCGGCAGAAAGACTTAAAAGAAAAGGTTGATCAAGTTGTTGCTGAAGATTGATTTCAGTCATATTTAAAGCATCCTGAATTTCCTTTGGTACATCAGTACGAAATGCTTTGAAGTGCTGATCCCCCAAAACATATAATTCTTCCTTGTCTTTGCTACGTACAACATGAGCATCATCTGTAAAGAGTTTAACTTCGGTTTTGCCCCCCCATGAACTTCTTAATGCTTCTCCTGACGGACGATTCCATACAAGCCATTTTAGAGCACGAATAATTGCTGACTTTCCACTATCAGATGCCCCGACTATCACATTTACTCCATCTGTAAATTCAAGATGGCTGTCCTTATGGCTCTGGAAATTAAAAATTGAAAGTTGTTTTATCATATTGGCATAATTCCTTACTATTATAAATATTCCGACAACAAATAAAATTTTGATTATTTATTTTTTAATCCTCCTGCAATATTCTGCAATCAAAATAGAATCAGCATTTACAATCTCTTGTTTTGGAAACAATCTTCGTACAACATCATTTGCTGCCTTTTTCAATTCCTCTTTTTGCAACCCTGATGGAAGCAATGCTTTCTGCCATTCTTTGCTGTCAATAAACTGATACGGTATTTTTAATTCTTCTAATATTATCTCAGTAGCTTCCAAAGCCCGAAGTGCAGATGTTGTAGCCTGAAATCTGCCTGGGTTTACCATTGGACGTTCAATCATGCAAAAAGGAATATCATTTGCAATGTTGTCAAATAATATATCATATAGTTCAGGATAATTCACTCTGTTGTGAAATGCTTTTTTCTTTGTGTAGTTAAGGCAGTTTTTAACCGGAGTTGCTATATGTAAATGTACAAATCCTGATTCTGAAAGAATAGTTATCCCTCCTGTCACACCATTGTCTATACCTATAAAAATTCTATTTTTTGTTCTTTCCATTTTCTTTTTTTATTAATGCCGTTCTTGTGATCTCTATTTCATCAAGAAAAGCAACATTCCAATATTCAAGTTTAGTATTGTGACAAGGCATTTGTGAAACAAGTTTTGCCTCTCCTATTGGGTATTCCAATTTTATTGGATTCCCGTAAATCATTTTAATTTCTCCTGCTTTCATCTTCTTGGTTTACGTTCTGATTTAAACTTTTCTTCAATTTCTTCCCAAAGATTTATTACTTCCTCTTTCAGTTCATTTTCAAGATTATCCTGTTCAATAAACTTTATTGCTCCTGTCATACTTTTATCCAAACTTTCCCCCCCAAGCGTATAAGTATTGTACTTGGTATAATCCTTAATAAATTGTAGGTTATCCCGGATTTGATCCACACCATAGTCATAAATTATTGTCACAGGAGCAACTCTATATGGCTTCCACACAGATGATTTAAACACTTCTACCTGTACTTCAATCCCTATTACTCGCTTAACTTTCCTTCCTGCAATAGTCTGTTCTTCATTTATCTTTTCTGGTTTCAAAGTACGAAGTCTGAGTGATGAATAAAATCCTATTGCTTCACCACCCGGACTTTTGTACCTCTGACCATACGGACCTGCATCCAAGTTCTCCCTCACCTGATTTGAACAAACCATGAGATAATTATTTTGAGTAATTATACGACAAGTTTTTCTTAACTGTTCAGAAAATTCCTTTGCCCTACGCATACCCATTTTATCCCCCTCATCATTTTCCATCTCAGTATCAGTTGAAAGTGCAGCAAGACTATCTGCAAATATTCCATGAATTTTAGCATTCCCCTGTGGTTGCCATTTCCTAACTCCTGAAAAGACTTCAGGGATTTTATCAGGGGTTGTGTAATTATCTTCTCTCAAATGCAAGCCAAACATTCCTGCAAAGGCTTTGTCAAGTCTTGCTTCGGGATCGTGAAACATTACATCCCCACCTTGACGTTGGACAGCACCAGCGAGTTCAGCAAGTAAGACACTTTTTCCGCTTCCCGAAGGCCCAAATATCTCCACAAGTATTCCACCTGGTATTCCCCCTCCACGAACCCTTCCTCCTGATATGGCTAAATCAAGTAGTGTGCTGCCTGTATTTATAACTGTACTGAAATTCCCATTCTGTTCCTCTTTCTTTTCCTCTACTTTGGCAGTATGCTTCTTCATCTGCTCACTTAACTTCTCTGCTGGTGCTTTTGTCCTTTCCGTCATGGCAAAATCTCTGATAAAATTATTTCAATGTAGGTTTGTTTCAAGCCCCTTGTCTTTAACTCTTTCTCAACTTCAAGTTTATACTTTTCAATCGGCAAAGCCTTTCCCTCTATCTTTTCATTGTAGCGGATAGTGTTGAGCCTGTTTGAAACTTCTGTTATAAGTATAGCATCAGTTTCTGCTTCACGTTTTTCTATAATGAGTTTCTCAACCATATCCCTGAGTAAAATGGATTTAGTACAGTCTTTGGCGAGAGTGTACAGAGTGAGATATTCATGCACCCATCTCCGTACACTTACACCAATCAGCTTATAATCCTCCTTTCTTGTACTTATCTTTCTTAAAATAGCCATTATTTACCTTCTTTTTCGTCAATGCATTCTTTCCAGATGTTGCAGATGTCACAATCGTTGAATTTCTCTGTATCTACCCCAAATTTATGCCCATATGAACAAGGGTCTTTCTCTGCTTTTTCTTCTACTGGTGCAGATGCTCTCCTACTACGTGGAGTTTCTTCTTCACGTTTGTTGTATGATCCTTCTGCACTTCCCCTTTCAGATTTGAAATCTTCCTTTTCTGCACTTGCAGATTTACGTTTACGTTCAGGTTCTTTCTCCGGTTCTCTTTCTTCTCTACGACTACGTGTGCGTTCAGGCTTTTCTTCCGGCTCTTCCTGAGTATGTCTGCTGCGTGTTGGAGCTTCCTCTCTCTCCCTTTCCCTACGTGCAGGACGTTCTTCCCTTTCCTCTCTTTCTTCTCCTCTGTGATGAACAGGTGCATCATCTACGTCATATAAATCTCCACCTGTTTCTTCCTGATCAGTTTCAAAGAATTTGGCTTCAATTTCTTCATAAGTTAGTATCCTCAACACCTTATCCAAATCAGGAACTTCATCAAGGATTTTCTCAGGATAAGCATCCCTATCTTCAAAGTCAATAGCCCTTACTTCCGGATAAGTGACTTTCCCAAATGATTTCCATTTCAAAGTCAGGATTGCAGTTTTCCCGTTTGCAAGACTTGGGAACGATCTGTTTTCAGGATGAACTTCAAGATCATCATTTAAAGTTTCCTGAAAGAGTTTGTCAGACATATCCCAAATATGCACTTTTTCCTCAATCTTCCTCATACCTATGGGAATGACTGCATAAAGGCTTCTTGGTTTTCCATAGAGTTCCACTATTTCCTCTTTTTCAGCCTTTTCCTTCATCCTCTTTTTTTGATATTCACAGATAGGACAAGGCTTTCCAATACTTTTCAGGCATACTACTGTCTCATTGTTTATTCCAACATTCCTATGAACTTTAAACGGCCTCCTGTACCAAAGACTTCTTGGTGTTGCTATACCATATTCATTGTCCCTGTCAGGATGTTTGGGATCACTGACTTCATAGGGAAGGAAATCAAGGCTGACTTCCCTTGTTCCTTCATCTACTACAAAGGCTTCTACACCTTTGGGAAGATTCAAATATCCAAACCCTTTCTTTGCATCTTTCTGCTTCTGAAGGTTTCTTCCAATCTTACTACCAAAATCATCATTTGCTTTTGCCATCTTCTTTACTGTTTTTTAGTTTTTTATAATCTTTATTTAAGTGTTTTTCAACCCTGTGTATCCAGACTTTGATTTGAATCTCACTGACGAGCCATACAACAAGGATAAACAGGACTATTCCTATTAGTATATATATTGGCTCAAGTTTCATCTGCTTCTTTTTATATTTACTGATTGATTAACTTTCTTCTGACGTGATTCACGTAATTCTGAAATATCATGAGGTACTTTTGGTCCTGCAAAGTACTGTTGACCATGAAGCCGAACAAGATTCTCCAAAGCATCTTTTCTCTGTGACATTGCTACAACTGCTGCCTGTGCAACATCAACTTCATATTTGGCATTTAAGAATTCTTCATTTGCCTTTTTGTATTTGAGTGTTGCTAACATTGAATTTGCCACAACTGTTTCAGTGATTTTTTCAATTCCAAACTTCTCAGGATTTGTCCGGATTTCTTTGTCAATTTCTGCTTTGGCTAAATCAAGTTTCTCTTTAGATAAATCCAAAAGCCTACGCATTTCTGCTGCGTTTTTAGCATACTTGAACATAAGTGACGGTTGATCTAACCACTCCATTTCTAATTCATCCTGCCTGATTTGAATGTCATTTTCGTAGTCCATAAATTTTAATTTTTAACTGGTTTTTCAACTATAAATGTATTTTTGATTTCTTTTTCACTTTTTAATTCCAAGACTGTATTTTCAAGCCAAAGAACATAATCTACATCATCACAGTAATCGTAATTGATAGGGACACAATTTGCTCCCATTTCTTTTTTGTATTCAAGCCTTAAATCAATTATTGTCATTTGTCCTCCTTTTTAATTATAATAATTCAAGTTCCATTTCCAATTGTTTAATGCGTGTTTGTATATCATCTATCATTGCTGAAAATACTTTATCAAATAAAGGATGTGCGTATGCTTTATCTTTCCAACCATTACTATCTTGATATTGTATTTTTACAAGTAATGACACACCTGTTTGATCATTTCTATTTACCCAAATCTGTAGTGGTTCTAAATCCTTTTTTAGAATATCTATTTTCTCTAAAATAGTATTTGCTTTTTCAATTTGTTCTTTTTTCATCTTTTTTGATTTTCCTTATTGTTTTTAGTGCATAATTTGGAAATCCCAGAGCACAGGCTTTTCCTACACTGCTTGGTCTGTCAAAGCATTCAACCAAAACATATTCATATCCATATTTCCTTACAATCTTTTCAGGATTGTGCATAGTTCCTTTTTCTTCCATATTTAGTTTACTTTTTGTTTTTCCGCCCAACTTTTATCTACTCCGCAAAGTTCCATTTCTACATCAATAGGAACAATAATCCACTTCCAAGCCTCAACAAGTTTATTGCACATTATATCCCTTGCCGTAGCCATAACATGATCAAGTTCTTCTGGATTTACATCAATGATTATACTGTCATG